ATACGTTAGTATCAGGCAGCGAATACGTATACGATGCCATAATCAACTCGATAGGGGCAGGACACAAGATTTACGCACCGGGCGGTTACATTGACATAGACACATCAGAAATAAATGTCAATGACACCATACTGTATGACCATAGCCTTGTGGGAGATACTTCGGAAGGATACTCATCTGATGATGAGATAGACGAATCTCTATGTCCTGCTAATTATACTCCAAGAAATAACTCAGATTCTATACAGAATCAAACTCCCGGAGTTATCCTTGATTCAACTAGCACTACTGGGGAACATGATTCTGCATTTCATAAATTGTATCTTCCCAAAATACAGAGCAATAAACACTTGATAGATAAAGGGAGTTACGATAGACTTGAGCCTGATGTAGTGCCGAGCAGTCCATCGGCTGGGCAATTTGACATTGGTACTGTATCGTCATCCACACCGATACATGAAATGTTTGATATTGTCGACAATATCACTCTTACTGGTAATTCTGATGCAAATATGCGTATTATTCTACAGCCAAGTGATAGAAGGCGAGGTATGCTTCTATCGCATGTAAATAATTCAAGCATAATGAATCGCGTTTCTATTCTATACATGATGAGTCGTGCTAAGGTAAGAAGCATAGATGAGAGTGTTGGAGAAGATGGGGGTATAGAGTCCATCAATTGTATTGGAATTGCAGATTCTATGGTATCGAGAGCAATTAATTTCACTGGGAAAGGTAGTCCTGACTCACATATAGTCAAGGAGATAGAACCCAATGCGCCTGTGGTTACAGTAACGTTGGGTGGGCCGGGTCAGGGGGCTATTGACACTCGGCCCGTATATCAGCCGAGTATGCTAGCACATGAATCCTACTCTACGCGAAGGTCGTATGCCGTTAGCGCACACAGGCTGAATGTACCCACGGGTGCCAGTAGCGTTGGTGATACTGTCGGTACACTATACGTTAAGCCACTCAACAATGAAAGTACTGACCTTGCCTCTTGGGGTACGTATGGCTTTCCTCGGTATGGAAGGGTATACTTCACAGATGGTAGCAACGCAAGATACAGCAGTAAGACGGGAAACACATTCGTATTTACTCTGCAAGCCTTAGGTGGCGGGTATTATGTTAGTTCAGACGGTGCTGAATACACCACCATACAGAATCTGTTACGCGCAAACGGTATGATGGAAGGACATAGTAGTTCAGGTGTGGATATATACGCTAACTTCACAGTGTACAACGAACCTGACTTTGGTGAGCAATCAGACTTGGAGAATGGCTCCACAGTCAACGATAGGATGCATCAGTCTTTGAATGACGTTCAGCACGATTACCAACTAGGTACGCAATATGCAAGCACAAGAGCGGTTGCAGAAATACCATTCTTCTCCAAGCAGTTCTTCAATCCTAGTGTCGGACCCGATAACGGCTTCAAAATACACATAGACGCTACTCATACCGCACATACCTACAACCCTAGTCCAGTTGGTAGAAGATTCACAGATACAGAGCCAGCAGACAGAGAGGCTAAGTCAGCATACTCCATTGCGTTGGCAAACAGGGAGTATGTCAATTCCACATTCATCACCGAATACAGGAGGGTATCGGACACAGACAAGAGACTCTATGTGAATGACCCAAGCGTGTTTCCTGAGTCACATATAGACAAAGACGAGTACAAGGGATTCCGTAGTAATGTGTATCGTTACAGAAAGGTATGGTTGGCTAACGGAAAATGGGCATTCTATGTCAATAACCCAGTATCTGCTGGTTATCTAGCATTAGCCGATAGCAATATGACCTACGGGCATAGCGATGGTTTCTTTGAGGACTTGGTAGCAGGACAGCCTGTTTACTTAGGTGGAGTTGGATTTGAGGAAGGAAACACCCCACTAGCATCTGATGACATAACGCCATCCTCTGATTTTGAAGATAGGGACGAGTATTACCACGATACTGCGAGCGTGAAGACGCAAGGGGGCAACGTGGATTACGGACTGCGTCAATACGTCAGTGCTGTCGAGTTCAAGGCTGGGCCTGAAAGCAACCCCCATGCGGCGCAGATACAGTCTAAGCGCGCTAGTGGTAAGGCATTGTCTACGAGGACGATACCGCTATCGGGCGAGGATAAAGCAATAATCATCACATTAACCTCCGACGACTTTGCTAAGTTTCCCGATTTGGGCTACGACTCATTAGGAGATGCTCCTTCTGCTGTTGGTGATTTGGGACACGAAATCGAATACGATGATAATGGCACTATACACAAGTATCAGTATCACGGTCATCTTAAGACATTGGTAGGTGCAACAATCACAGAAGTACCCAAGAACAGTATCGTGCTTGTTTACAACACTTCGACCGGATTCACTCCTAACAAGTACTCGACTGGTGTAATTAAACAGAATCTAACAGGTGGGGGTACTACCTCAGCATTCAACGTTGATGGAGTAGACGCCACCACTGTATTTTCAGTAGGTAGTAATCTCTATGACGACAGTAGCGTTCTTGCAGGAGTAATAACAGCAGTAACAGCGACCACCATAACCATAGGGGCTGGAACAGCAGTTACCATCAGCGACAATGAGAATTTACAAACAGATGGTTTACCGGAAGGTGCTGAGATTACGCTTACGAGGAGATGTAGAAGCACTCTAGGGACGGCAATCACAGCGGAAGTTGCTGATGGCTCTCAGTACTACCGTGAGTTGAAGAACAGCCTGAACATCACTGATGTCACAATTGCTGCAAATGGAAGCACATCATCTGCCATAACTATTGATGGTGCTAGTGGTAAGAACGTCAACGACCTACATGGCATGAACGTCAAGAAAGGTGATACGCTCTACTACTGGGAAGATACCGGAACGGACAAAATACGAAGAATAGGGTTGGTGAGTAAAGTTGGAAGCGCTGACGTAAATGGTACTCAAACGATTACTTTAACTGCTACTGGGCCGATTATCCCAGCCAATGCTAAACTTGCGGTATGGATGGGGGATTATGAGGACAAGGACGCTATACTGAACAGTACTTGGCTCAATCCGTATTGCAACGGTGGTTTTCGTAACGGCGACACAGTTTGGGCGAACATGTCCTACAACAACCCACACGCCGTAGAGGGATTGTTTGCCAAGAGCAGAGGAGTCTACAACGAGTCACAAGTGTGGAACGCCTTTGATGGCGGTGCTGGTGAACTGGATGCGACAAATCCCAGAGATAGTCTACCGCTTGAGAACTTCTTGATAGGCAATACTTGTTTAGAAACGGCTAGGAACTACGTACAACACGTCAACAGGACAGTTGAGGAGAACTACCTAGCGTTGGGGCTCACTGCGTCTCAGGCACCCACTGTGGCCTATGTAGACCCATATCTATCCACAGACGACCATGCTCGTGTTCTACTATACGATGTCGCCCATGACAGGGAGTTCATCGCATTCCAAGACATCCAGATGCAGGTGCAATCAAGCGCACAGGCTGTTGAAATCGGGTGGCCTAAAGAAGTGGTAGAAAGCGGCGGTACTAGTAGAAGCGCGCTACACAAGGTCAACGCTATCTACAACGGTGCTGGACCAAGCCCATGGACCACACAGATAGACGTCACCAATGGATTCCTATCTCAGAACCCATACATCAGAAGCACCCAGCAATCCAAGTTCATCGAGAGCGCTTACGCTCATGACTTGTCTAATCGACACACTGAGGACTTGTTAGACAGCGGAACGTTCGACGACCAGACCGTGGATTTACCAACAGACGCTAGGAGTATAGCAGGTGCGAGGCTGTATGGTAAGTCGCATGGGCACTACGTCCATACTGGGTATTCCTACGGAGGCGCTGTATCAGGGCTAAGAAACGGATATAGCCTTACGCCTAGAACGAATGACTCTGTCGTTCTACACAAGGTTGCAGATACATTCCACCAGTCCACTAGAATACCAAGTAATAATGCAGATGCGTTCATTAAGAAAATTATCGAGCATAGAGAAGCAACAACAGGTTGTACATTAAGAGACCCGTCTACATTCTTTGATACCCCTGATGGAACTAGAGTGATACCAGCATATCTCTGCCTAAAGGGAATACGTGCCACCTCACTAGACCTATCATCGCATGAGGAAACCAGACTACAACATCTACCACAGTGGAAGGACATGGACTTCGTGAGGCGCCTCACCATAGACACAGGAGAAGTAGCACAGAAAGATGCGGTCACCAACACTCTCGCTGCTGCTGAGGAAGTCGTTAGGCTAATCAATCAACATGCTGCTCTAAACGCTAGACTGCTAGGCGGTTCTGCTCACGACCCTACACCTTTCTGGGACAAGGACAACGGGGATAGGGGAACGCACATGGGGTATATTCGTGCGCATATAGGCAGGGAAGTCCAAGACCTGAATGGTGATATCGGTTACACGGTCGTCATTCACAGCACAGTTCCCGGAGCGTCTGGTAGGAACTTCTGCGTATGGTTAGACAATAGCAAGGGACAAAGTCCGTATCAACCTCAGTTCCTACTTGGACACGGAGGTAGATGGCGTAATTTCTGGGCGCTCCCTGATGAGAGGGAGGGCGAGAACATGCACCCTGCCCCTATGCCTCTGAACAAACATGGTAGGCCATTCGCACCAATCACCACGTTACAGCAGTACGTAACATCCGTGGAAAGCGGCGAGGAAATAGCAAGCGTGGCAAACTACGAGGATACCTCTGCTATGAGAGCGACATCAGACTCGATAAGCGGCAAGGGGCATAATACAATCAATACTGAATCACTAGACATCAAAGGTTCCTCCTCTTCATTGGTCAAGGGACTAAGAGTGGGTAAGAGGAGCAAATCGAGAGTAAACTTCGGAGGACTGGTGGCTAGCGGTGTACCGGGTTGGGCACCCGATGCGGGAACTTGGGGATTCGGCAAGAAAGGCGAGACCAAGTTCAACAATCGTTATGGCGCATTCAACGCGCAAGGTACTAGTCACACTGGCCTAGATTATTCAAGCCACGTTCCCACATTACACATAATCTCTGATAACGTCGGTAACGGACAGTTATATGGGTTTAGATTCAAGGATAACCTAGGTGTGGAGAGCGGCCTAAGATACGTCTATCGAAAGATGGGTGACTCGTTCGCTAATCAGAACACCACGCTCCCATCCACTATCGAAGATGAGGTATGCGTCTTCTTTGATGACAGGGATGTAGGGCAAGGCGGATTCACCATAGGTAAGCACATGCATGGTACTGGGGATGCTACTGGTAGATTAGATACTGATGCAAGTGGTGTCACAGAGACATTGAAGACTTGGAGAGGTGCTAGATGGAGGGGAGTTAGCACCCCCAATGCGGTATTCCATGTAAGCGCTACTGAGGATACCAGTGCTAACACGCTAGTAATAGCCATGGACAAAGCACCATACACTGGTGGCGGCACGACGCCAATTCATTCTAATTTCAATAACAAAGGCGATTTCTTAAGTTGGCTAGGTTTTCCAAAGGAGAACGGCGTCATACAAATCACTGATTACGACGCAACGGCAGACGTTGGTATCACAGTGTCCTACACTTCAAGAGATTACACCACATTCTACGGTTGCACTGGTCTAGTGGCATTACCGGATGAGGTGCTAATCGCCCCTGTATTGAATTGGACCACGTTAGTAACTGACGAGTTAGTTGCGGCTGTGACTGCTGCTGCAATAAACGCGGGACAGGAGGTCAACTCCGAGGAAGGGCATATCTTCGATTGCAGGGAGATGTATGCCACGGACGGGCGAACTTTCGGTGAATGGGGAGTGAAAGAGGATGCAATACGAATCAGAGCATACAATACACAGAGCCCGATAGTACCATTGAGCCAATCATACAGCGGAACTATCAAGCGAGACTATGGCATTCATGCATCTCATTTGGAGTTCGGTGAAGTAAGAAAAGTAGAGAGGCTAGGAAATGGAGAATGGGACTTCGATACTATTGTGAGCACTGCTCACGGAACGAGACCTGTCACTGATGCTAACATAGATGCAAGCCAAGGGATAGACTGCGGGTACATACCGTTCACGCTGCTAGAGATAACTAGCGCAGCCAGAGGCCCAAATGCCAATACTGTATCACCTAACCTAGTTGACTCAAACAATACCCCAGTCAACACTACTGCTTGGAGAGAGGGGCTAAAGGGAATACAATTCACACGCTCATCGGGAGACCACATACTTCCGATGATTGACAATCCCCATGTGCACTTTGGAAGCATTCAGAGTAGTTGGACTACCGAAGTGACACTGACTGCAAGCGGGGACGTAGACCCATTCCTAATAACATCAGGAGCAACAGCGGGCAACGTCATACTACCTGTGGGGGAAAGGGCCATGATATGGCTAGGTGACTACCCAATCGAGGCTGAGAGTCAAACAGGTAGTAGTTCACGACAGAAACTGAGTTGGGTAACAGCAGATGCGGGTTATGACTTCCCGCAGTCCATGAACAAAGCGAACATACTACAACGCCATAACAACAAGGAGTTCGATGGGCTGCGTTCCATTGGTAGTGTCTTCTCAGAACCAATAGTGTACTTTCGTGGAGGTAAAAGCAGCAAAGACCACAGCGTACCGTTGTTCTTCGGTGGGGGCTTTAGTGGTGTAGTGTTGGACGTAAATGATGGTACGACTAACGACTACTCGTCATTCTACACACACCCATACGCAAATGGGCCAACTGGGGTAGCGGGCTTGCAGAACGTCAACGAGATATCCACTAGTTACGCAATGCTCGACACCAATGCGATGTTCGCATTCTTTCCCGGTGCAGCACTCTGCAACCAGCATCGCGGTAGTATCACGCCCCCAGCATTCAACAAGCAGAACATGCTTTCGACTGACCTAGGTGAGGGAGCAACCACATACAGCAATGGGGAGATAAAAGCCAAACCAGTCCCGCTAGTTCTACGGTTCGCGCACCCTACTGCACGTTACGAAGACCACGTAAATGGCACTGATAGCAAGACGACTTACTTGGTATTTGGGCCGGGTCAGGCATTTCCATTCACAAACGAGACTGTTCTCAATAGCGAGAGTGGCACTGCAAATGTCAAGGAGCCGTTTCCCGGACGCATTATCACAAGCGGTAGCAGTTGGGCTAGCGTCCCATACAAAGGAGGATATAGTAGCCTAGGTAACGACAAGCAACTATTTCCAAATTCGATAGAGAACAACAAGCACTACTTCTTACCACATACGAAAGCGTACTACGCTAGCACGGCAGGTTGGCATTGGCTCGCTGTTGTGAATTGGGAAACCCCAGCGGGATACTCGATGAAGGGTGAGTTGAAACAAAGACCTGAACATGGTAGACACTACGGTCAGCAACTAAACAACGACACTCCTTACAATGCGGATGACCTTGCTAGAGTAACTCCCAAGATGCATACCCCCATGATAGGTTACGGCATCACTATGGCCGCCGATACGGTATGGCACATGGACGGAGGCTTCCACCCCGGAGGCTCGTGGTTAGACAATCAACTCACATTCAACCCACCACATGCAGGTAAATCAGCCGCTAGGGTATTGAGTAGCAATTGGGAAAGAGCCAATCAGATACACCCAACTGCGTTCAGGACATCGGGTGTCCTAACTGGTCGTATATTGGATTATGTGGGTAACGGTAGCGAGGCCGTAGCAACAGCAGATGCTAAGATGGAATACATCGTAGTAGACGGCACACGGTGCCAGAACGGTGAGGAACTCGCTACGGTGCTAGGAGCCGCGATTAACGCCTTCCCCGGTGCTGGGGCGCTCAAAGCCCTAGGAGGCACACACATGCCCTCTATGGGCAATGCAATGCGACAAGACAGATACGGGTGGAGAACTCTTGGTGCGATGGCAGATACAGATATGCAAAGTAACGCTGACGGTTCATACATCGAGAGTTCTTTCACAGATGCCAGTGCTGCTTTCACACAAGATTTCCTAGAGCAATTGCCGACATCGGGTTGGTTGAGGATTCGTAAAACCAGTAACGATGAGGTTTCTTGGGCGGCATATCACTCTCGTGAGGTATTGAACCCATCTTCTAGCAACTGGAAAGTGAGATTCTACATAGCACCAAATAGAATACTTGGTAGAAACAGAGCAGAAGACCCCGAGACTTGGGAAGACTATGTGGGTAATGCTAGTAACGACTTACCTACTTACGTGACGCCTGCTAATTTTACATTATATGTGTGGACAAAAGCAGGAACTCTTCGATTTAACAATGAGAATGTGTCTGCTAGAGACCACATGACTCAAGTTCACTTCTCTGGTATAGCAGATGCCGTTGACCGCACTAGGCCAATAGGCGCAGTGGGCTGGCATGGTGAGCGTTACTCATACCTTAATAGCCTCAAGATAATCAAGAACGATGTTACACTAGGCACTGGTTATGCGGCTGGGTTGGGTGCATATCACCCAATGCTGAACTTCTCACCATATGGGACTGCTGGGACAGTGATGAACACTCATAGCAACGTGCCTGTCATAGCGCCAATGAGAGGAAGTCCTGAGAGCACTCCCACAATAGATGGTTTAGGGCATGAATTAGGATACCAGTTGACCAAAGCCAATTTCTACACTAACTTCAATCTAGGGAGTGGGGATGGAGATGGCTATGCGTATTTTAGCACACAGGCATGTGATTTCGTAAATGGAGATGCTACTGTAACAATAGACAGCACTGCTAATCTGGTGGTTGGTATGGCCATGTTTAATACTGGAGAAGTACCTAGTGGTGCAAGGATTGCCAGCATAACAGACGCTACACATTTTGAAATGAATGTGAATGCAACTGCTACTAATTCAACCAATGAGGTGGGGAATACTACTGTTTTCTTCCGTTACGGATTTCATGATACAGATGACAATACCAAAGACGCCAACCAATGGGCATACTCAACTAACTACAGCAACACGTCTCTACCTGATGAACTAACAAGACCGCAGGGGCTCTATAGCAGCGCCTTCCTAGTAGTCAGTTACGAATCCGAGAGTGCGTTGATTGCGAAGCATGATAGGGATGCGATAACCGCTAATGGTGATTGGTTGCAAGTCATAGGACAAGGTAGTAATCCAATCACATATGCGGGCACAACTCAATGGGATGCGAGATTACATGGCCAAGATAGATTCATCGCACCAGCGAACGCTGGACCCAATGTAGAAGCCCTAATTGTTAGCGGCACCACTGTCCCTACCGGAACTCTAGGTAATTCAAACTGGGCAGCCGCGACTTTCAATAAAACCTACGCAGATAGTTACTTGCATGGTACTTCATCCGACTTAGCGCTCAAGAACGCTATACCGGGACTCAATAAGATTGGTGACTTGCTGTTCGACTTAGACCACTCAGTAGGCTCTGCTCTACTTGAGTCTGCTTCTACTGACGTAGAACGCAATACCTCTGATGACAAGAAGACGACGGCGCACACTACTTACTGGCCAGCGACATATTGGTTAGGTGACGTGAATGCGTATCAGATGTACGAGGACTCAGCAGCCAAGAACTTCTCAGTCGAGAACGTAGTATGGAAGAGAATGGATGGCGGTAACCTATCATTACCCGCAACCAATGCACGAGGCTTAGGCGCAGTACCATGGATGACACGTGTCAAGAGCAACACGGCATATCTGACTGGGGAGAAGTTGTATGGCAATGTGCGCTTCTCCTTTGAGACCACCAATAGCGCAATGCTACCAGTGTTGCAGGCTCAGGAACTAGCACACCCTGAGTTCGCTAGGAAGCATCCATACAAGATAGGAAACGTGCTAACCATACCCAATGAGGAAGTGCAGTTCCAAAGCATAAACGTGAGAGACGATAGCGGCCAGATGCACAAGATAGAGGGAGGTAGCCCTCTGGGGACTATCATACGTGGGTTCCGCATACCTGAGGAAAGAGATGTGGTTGGCAATGCCCCTGCTCTAGCGAACAGTGGTAAGGAACCGAACTTGAAGATACAACTACCTGACCCTAACTCGATTCCGGGCAACATAGTAGTGCGTTCAGGCTTCGACCCTATACAGGCATACCAACATGAGACCATAGGTACTGGTGGTATGCAACACCCCGACTTAGGTTCATCCTACACCAGTCATCTTTTCAACAACTCAGTCTCAAGCCCACGACAAGGGCCGACATACGAGAACCACAACTGGGAGAGAATAGACCCTGTGACGTTTAATTCGGAATTGGGGGCATGGAATAACAATGCACCACTTGATACCAGTTACGAGTTACACGATAGGGCTCTCTACTTCCATGTGACTAAGATGGGTCACAGCCATTCACATAGATACCCCACCGTGTATACTCATGCAGGAGGCGTCGAGACTGACGTAGTTAATGTGGCACAAGACGCATACGGTAGCAATGAATGGAATGCAACTACGAATGTGCTAAAGATAGATGCAACAATAGATGTAGATGTATTTGCTGCTGGATTCGGGACACTGCAAGACACTAGGAAATTCTTGAGAGTATATGACCCTATCACAGATGAGGGTGTAGTGTGTTCCTATGTATCACAAGGTAGCACATCTCTAACAGTGGTAGGCGACATTGATTTCAATACCTTCATGGCTAACAACACCACTACTGACCTCAAAGTCGTCCCATCATACTACATCCCTGCTGGAAGTAACAGGTTCTTCGCAGCACGTCGATTGCGCGACCATGCAGAGGTTAGCGGTAATTCTCCAGACATGGCAAATACGTTGTATCACGTTGGCGGGCAGACCGTTGGATATGATGCATATAGTAAGCCCGTGTTGACACCTATGCCATTCCCAAGAATGGGGCATCACTTCGTTACACCTACTATGCCTATGCTTCCGGGCCATTGGGCACACCCTGCGTATCAGAGTTTATACAAACGTCACTTAGTGCAGTTTAATACAAGTAAAGGTTTCATAGATTCAGATTCGTTTGCCTCATACGCCACTACTACGAACAAAAAGAGCGAAGTGAATGATGATTACAACCTAGAAGACAACCTCCATGCAATGGATGCAGAGGTTAATTTCAGTGGCATAAACGCTGCACCGAGTGGCCCTAGTGATATACATGGTGGCGCATTTACACTTATGTTTGAGTCTGGAGTCAAGTATGACGGGTATGGTATACTGGCATCTTCGGATGGTACTAGTAGCACGAAAGCGGCGACTGTGAACAAGGCTGGTGGACATAGCATTGTCTTGGAAGCCGCTAGCGAGTATACTCAAGCAAGGCACTTCCCTGACCCTGCTGAGGTTGGTGCATATCAGATTGTTATACAACCCAATCTATTCAACAACCAACTCGTGGGCTACCACAACAATGCAACTACGGAATTGACCAGTCAGCAAATAAACACTGTTATTGGCATCAAAAACGACAGCGATAAGGGTGGCCTTACCCTAGTATTGGCAAAAGCAACGCAGGCCGATGTGCGCGGATGTGAGGTATTCATCAATGAGAAGATACTGGATATCAGTAACGACTATGGTAGTCAATTCACGAACATGCCGCCTCTAATGCTTCACAATCACACAGGGGTGCAATTGACTGAGAGTCCTGCGTTCACCAGAAGTGGGTTCGCATATAGCAAGATGTTTAGTGACTCGACTCCCGCACATACTTTGCATATACCTTGGTGGAGCATATTACACAAAAATGGTATACAATTTGATGGTAGTGCAGTTTCAGAAGCAACGAACTATCGAAAACTTTCGCAATATAGCCCTGATGACTATTACCTATTCATGAGAAATACTTTCGGAAGCGTCGGTAGTCAATTAACTATCAATGGATATCCTTCACTATATCTTGACATATATGACAAATATAGAAAAAGTATCAGTATATATCCAAAATGTAATGCAGTATCCTACAATACCAGCGGAACTATAGTTGTAGATAATGCAAATACATTCCCAATATATCCATACTACGAACAGAGAGTAGAATATACGGCGAAAGACGGTAATATCTACAGTAAGGCATTGGCAAGTATAGATGGTAATACTGCCGCTACCATGAATATCCCCAAAACCCTCAATTTAGCGGCCAAATCGGGCGATGATGGCTTTTGGGATAATATGTTCAATGGTGCTATACTCACTTTGACACATAGTTACAATACATTACCAGCAGGTGAAATACTCACAAATAAACGCAAGAGTGTATTTGCGAATATACTTCCAGATATCATAGATGGTAATCAGGATACAAATAGCAGATATGTACCTGATGCATTCCTATGTATGTGGCATCCTAATCTAGGTAGACCTAATACATACTTCTCAGATAATACATCTCGTAGTTGGAAAGGTAATGCAGTAAACAAAGAAGCCTACAATTCCTTACCTGAACATTATGAGACTATACATTATCATGATTTCACACATGCAATAAGCACTGGGCCATTTGATTTCCTAATCAAGAGACCCAATGTAAGTAAAACGGGACAAATAACATCAGGTAGTAGCACACATGATGCCGGTGGTACTAATATCATGCTTAGTGGGTTCTGGCCATGTGGTAGTCGTGGTGGCCCACAAGCAAGCAAATTAGACCTGTATGGTATGGCTGATGCATCGTGGAATGTACATCTTACATCAACTAGCGCTAACTTTTCATCCGACGTGAACCTAGAATGGGTAGATAATATATTCTCAGATAACACTTGTGATTATGAGGACGACCCCACAATAATAATGGATAACACGAGTTTGCTAGTTGCCGGAATGATGGTAGTGGGTATAGGAATACCGACTGGTGCAACGATTTCAAGTATAACTGACTCTACTACTTTTGAATTGAGCACTTCTACTACCGGAGGGGCTGTGACTAATGGTTTACTGACATTTTCTTCAGGTATAACCACAGGCACAATGGGAGGCACTAGAAGAAGACCATATGGGCACCGTAACGCTGTACGGCAGGCCTATAACAGACCTAGATATGATATCTATCCCACTCGTGCATTATACGAAGCGAGCGCGTCAGGCTCTGGTCAGAACACTACTAACTACGATGCTGGAGCACTTGTGCAAACAGAGGTATACACTGGCGCATGGTCATATGGCGGCGGGTCTGGAGACAGCGCTGCAACCAAGCCAGTCACCTACGTAGGTATTATGGAGACACACACCAACTTCACTGGTATGCTGAACCAAGACCAAGAGGGCTGGCAAGTGAGGTATAGCGATGGTAGAAGGATGACTAGGCCATTTGGCACTCCTGTGCGCACAATACGCAACCCATCGGGTGTTGAGAGGGATTGGTGGGGCGATGAAGAAGGCAAAGGAGAAACAAGCCTCTCCATAGCCTCCGAATGGCATTTGGTGGATTGGTGGGGAAACGAGCGTGGAGAGGCTGTAAGGCGTACTCCAGTGCGTGGATTCGGCATCAGACCATCATGGGACTGTGCCGATGCGTATGACAACGGTAGTAATACCGCACATGCACGTATTTGGAACAGCGGTAAACCAATATACAATTTGAAAGGAATAGCCAACTTAACCAATGGTAACGTATCGGTCACTGGAGGATACACCATACCGAGATTCGGAGGTGTTCTAAACAACGCCAATAACAATAACAGCAACGAGTTAGTAGACGTCTTTGCACCAGTGCATTCGCTTCGTATAGGAGACATGGGTAACGGTAGAGGGGTCAGATACCCGACTGCATTCAATGAGAACCTACTCACTGAACTGTCGTCACCTAATCACAAGACGGGTATAGTCTTGAGCCACAACACCGCTGAACCTCTCTTCGGAGAAGGGCTTCTACGCCCCCGTAACACTGTACTGCAAGCCGATGAAGTCAAAAGAGGTATTAGTGCAAAATTAGGAATAGACGATAATGGCCTATTGAAATCAGAAGCAACAGTCAGTGATAGAGTCGAGGACATAGTGGGTAGCACGCCCCACAAAGACCCTGTATCAAGAACGAGTCCCAGAATAGGAATAGACGCAGAAGTCGTAGAAGGCGTCGAGCAGAGTCACATAGTCATCAATACAGAGGCGCATAGCCTACACACCGATAGAAACGTAGGACAAAGAGTAGTCCTAGAGGGGGCGATGCAAATTGAGGGCTCTCTATCAAATGCGGATTATACGGCAATCAGTTTTACTAGACAAAACGTTGGTTCTACAGTTAGCGCAGTCCAACGGTATTCTCATACTAGTATATTCAGACCATACGGTGGTTCGTATGTAATAGAAACCAAGAGTCATTCTGGACTATTTGACGATACAGGTTGGGGAGTGGGTAACCTAAGTGGAAGCACCCACACGAGTAATCCATACCAAGATGCTACTAACTACACTACCGACAATGTCAGGAACAACGAAGACGACAAGTCTGTTAAGTTCCTCCTTAGACCAATTAGAGTCCTTGATGCAAAGCATGTGGAAGTATTCAGAATACACAACTCGCTGCATGCTAATTCTCCACAGTATAGACAAAACTACCTGCATGCCACATCCGGCGGTAAATATGGTCTATACACATATGATACCCCTAATGGTAGAGCACCTAACGCAAATCTATCAAGAAGTGGTATACCCGATGAAAATGGCCCATATCTACCGATATTCGTGCTAGACCATACTAGTAATTTTGAGACGCCCACATCATTGGGGCCAACCTTACTCGGCGCAGGCGTATCAGGGTTCAGTAACACGCTTTCAAGCAACGTATCTAGAGTAGTCATGAGTGAAAACACCATACAACACCACAGGTCGGATGCTCCGAGGAGAAGTGCCGCTGAAAGTGATTTTACAGTCAAACCTAGATTTAGTCAATCCCTTCACAATAAGGGTCACAAGGGCGATGTGTCGTTCAATGTGACAGACCATAGCGGAGATGGTGCTTGATGGGACTTATTCAATCATCTAAAGGTCGCTTTAATGAAACCTTGACTGATGTAATGACGGATGTAAGACAGCCAGTATTTGTAGATAATGCAGTACACTATGCCAAGTCAGAGCCGAAGAGCAATGCAAAGACCAAAGTTACTATAGAAGCAGTAAATGCAGACAATTACGAGATAGCATCAGAGAAGACCTACACCATTGCAGAGTCGGAATCGTCACTGGTTCTTACTCATACCGAATCGCATGGCCACACTCTCAAATCAGATATATTCTCGCCTAAGGGTAAAAATTCGATAACAAAACTTCTCTTTGGGAAAGATAAGTATGAGAAGAGAGTCTTAGCCAGTAGCACATCCAGCACATCATCAGGATTGCGAGCGGACATGCGTAACATGCAAGGAAGCACATTGAAGGAATTAGGATTTGACGATGTTGAAGTTAGAGTGGGGCAAAGCATAGACATCGGGTTTAGAACTACTGATTTAGCAATGCGGGCGGGAGACGAGGTGAACGACTCGATAAACGCAATCACGATAGGTGCTCCAACTACAGTGGCCAATATGGGGACAAATAGACGTAAATCGAGCAATACCTTCTTGGCTGCTAATTTCAATGGAGTAAATCTAGTTAATGCGTTACGTTACATATCAAGACATGATAACAGAATAATCAAGTTCGATAGATACGGTAATTTGAACTACGTACCATTCAACCACGCAGATGTCAATAGAAAGATAGAGGGCGATATTAGATTTGGCAATAAGGAAACAAGTCCGATAGCAAATGTGGAGAATAGAATAACAGTCAAAGGTATACCTATAGCGGTGAATGAGGAACTAGTATACACTATGGATGATAGGAGTAAGCAACAAGGAGCGCACGACGTCGATGTTGTGGAGAACACAAGTCCTCTCTTTGATGCGTCAATAACAAATCTGACCAGAGCAAAAACAGTCGCAAGGCAAATACTCAAGGCTAATTCTACACTATCAGGTTCAATACGCTCACAAGGGCACCCTAACTGTTGGGAACTAAGACCGGGAGACATCGTTGAATACGAGGATAGTAGACTATCGGTTCTTGAAGCGAGGCATACATTGAGTGGATTGACTGATTTTGTTTTCCTCAGTGCAGATTCAGGACTGGAGGGAGTGCTACAGAACATCAGGGAAGGTAGTATAACTACATCCTCTCTAACTAACCCAGACAAAACAAATCAAATAAAATCTGAAAACTTCTCTTTCTTTGATAGCATGGAGATACTCATCACACCGAGAATAGAGGTCTTTACAACAAACATCTCTGGTTTATTGATAGGCCGCAATAGCGATAGGGGAAGGCTTGGTGGAGCACAAACAGTGGGTCCGGCGAGAATGAAGTTTGATATTTCCCTTTCGCCACCAGCATTAGTAAATGATACAAATATAGACGGAGATATACTGAATTTAGGTATGGCGAAGGATGATGGAATAGTCATAGAGGGGGAATCACAGTATGTCGGCTAATGACCATTTGAAGAGATTGATGATTGAGACCATCGCAGATAACATCAATGAGATGGTCATAGGATTCGATAGCACACCTGCTACTTCATCTGATGGTGCAGCGGGCCGACCAGCGGTCACAATAATTCCGACTGTGAGAATCATGGATAACTCAACTTTGCTAATAGAGGGCTCCTTGCCCGTATCAGAAGAGTATAACGAGACTTTGAAAGAGGTGTTTATTCAATTAAGAGGAGCCACTGGATTCACGCCCATCTCAAGGCATGTTTTCAGACCAATCAAGAAGACCGCTACGAATGAGGTTATATTCCAACTAGTGGTCGAGGTAAAGTGATAGCATGGCCGAGAACGTAAAGTCAGGGCATACAACAACCCTTACTGATGGAGATTACATCCTTTCTCCATCCATCACCAATCTATACGAGGCAGCCCATGGTAATGGAATCTTGATGTATGAAGATACAGCAACTGGAGATAGCAATAGAAACGCAAGAGCCACTACACCCGGATTAGTTACAGATAATGGAACAAATTCAATTGTAGTTAGGGGCGGATATGCAGTTATTGATGGGATGATTGTTCCCTTTGGCGATATAGGCTCAGGAGCGACTACGACAATAACTTTGCAACAAGATACCATCGAAGGCGCTACAAGTGCATTAGGTTCTGCTGGAGACTCTTGTTTACTGGTCGTATATGTCTGTAGTAATGAGAATAGCAACTATATTCAGATAGAGCAAGGAAGCACTGTAAGTAGCGGATTTCCGGTCACTCCAGAGGCTTTTTTAAGTGATACGAGTGGACTGAACGGTAGTTTGACGCTGTCATCCAAGCAAAGCACCGTATTGGCAGTCGTCAAATGCGAGTTTCAACAGAGTGCTGGCGATTTGAATCTCAATGTGACGGCAGTTTACGATATGAGAACATTCATTCGACCATCGCCGATATATCTGAGTCCGATGACGAGCGGGTCTGTAAACAACCAGACTAGTAGGATAGACTCAACAGCAGACCTAGACGGAATGCACGGGGGCGGAGATGAGGCAGGTGGCCTAGCGGCGAGTAATTTCGGCGCTATATGGCAGTCATACAGTTACGGCACCGATGGTAGTGATGGCGACCATGTCCTATACTACAGTGGAAAACAGGGCGGTAGTAGGAGAACACATAGACTAGGGCCGAATAAATTGAGCGTTTTGAATACAGCACAGACGTTTAGATTCGATGGGCCTAATTTCTTCAATGCGACACCCGCTAGCGGAGATATTAACCTCACGCCTACTGGGACATTTCCTCCAAGCCACATGGTTATTGTGAATAACGCACAAACGAGCACTCACAAAGTCATATTCGACCCGAATGGTCTCAGCAATGGTGGGGCAACTGTTGGAGACGTCGGTCCTGCATCGGGCGCGATATTCATGTATAGCGGTTCTGCATGGGCAAAGGTATTCTCGTCATCTACAGCATCCACTGCTGCAAGCGGTTCGGCAGGTGCTATACAATTGAGTGATGGTAGTGCTGATTTCACTAACGATGCGCAACTCACATTCACCACAGCGAGTAATACACTCAACATAGGTGGTCCGATAATCATGTCTGGTGCTCTCTTGAAGACGCCTACAGGAATACAATTCACTAAAGTGAATAGCAATCCCGGCACAATCGCTATTGATACACTGTGGGTTGACGATGACGATAGTGATAAACTCAAATTTGGCTCTAATGCCATACAAATGGTAGGAGATAGCGTCACATTAGATATTAACGGACTTACAGAAGTACAAATAGCGTCGGGTGATTATATTGCTTTCTCTGATGAAGGGACTAGCGACGACCCAACAAGAAGAGAATCAATAGATGATGTAGCGACACTCTTTGCTGGTACGGGATTAACTGCATCTAGTGCGGTAATTGGCATTGACGCTTCACAACCTACAATAACTGCAATAGGCCCAAGCGATGCAGCGCTTACAGTAGGACAGAATCTGGTTGTAACAGGTGACTTGACCGTAAGCGGGTCGAATACGGTAATAAATTCTACAACATTGCAAATAGACGACAAACTCATTGAATTAGCGCATTCCCCCAGTGGTTCAGAAGGCGACGACACTGCAATAGATGGCGGTGGCATCGTTATTAAGTCGTCAGATAGTGACAAGACTATATTTTTCAGCAACCATGCTACAGTTGCAACCTTAGAGGGATTCAAGGTTAATCAGCATTGGCTTCCCAGCAGCGATAGCGCACTAAACCTTGGAGCGACGCATGCCAGTACTCCCTTCAGGTGGGCCAATGTGTATGCAGATAACTTGGACTCCACTGACTTGAATATCAAATCGTCTATCAATTTGCTGAAAACAGACTCTACTAACGACAGAGTAGGGATTCTGCAAGGAACACCCGATGCGGATTTCCAAGTCAAGGAACTTGGATTTGGATACGGCACAGGTAGCCGAAGTGGGTCAGGCACATCAGCAGTGGCAATCACGCTTTTCCACGATAGAAAATTCAAGGCGGCTAAATTATTGGTATCTGTTGAAAATACAACTGACTCAGTCTATGAAACAGCAGAGATGGTCATTACACATAATGGCACAGATATTGCAGATGCCACTGATGCTTTTCTCAATACATACGGAGTTGTGACTAGTAGTACAGTGCAACAAGGGGCGTATCAAATCCTTGTTACGGGCTCTGCCGGTAGTAAAAACATTCAATTGCAGGTCACCCCTACGGTGGCTGACAAGTCCGTAACGGTGCGCGTATCTTGGCAGGCTCTAACGATATAGAATAGGTGGAAATAATGGGTACAGCAAGAAATTTTCATGTCAAAACAGGCATGGTTCTTGATGCTGGGAATCTCACATTAACTAACGGTAACCTACTTGTCAATTCAGGATACATTGATATTGATAATATCAAAATTAACGGTCAGACAATTTCTACCATCGCTGACGATGATGATATTATCATTACCCCTCATGGTACTGGTACAATAGTTATGTCAAAAGTCGACATAGCCGCTGGTGAAATCGATAATGCAATCATTGGTGCAAATACTGCTGCTGCTGGAACATTCGCTGCATTAACTGGCAGTGGTTTAGACATTACCGGTGATGCCGACATAGGCGGTACAACTTTGATGTCAGGTGCTATCAGTACTGGCGCTGCTGCCGCTGATACAACTATTACTCAAGTAGACTCAGCGGCAAATGCTGCTGGTCGTACTTTTACGTTACAATCAGGTTCTCCACCAACAGGGGGCACTGCTAACACTGGAGTAGGTGGCAATCTCATACTGGCTAGTGGTAGGGGTAAAGGTACTGCTGCTGGTGGTAGTATTCTTTTCAAAGTCGCAGATGGCGGAAGCACTGGTTCAACCCTCAACACTTTGGCAACTGCTCTCACCATCGCTGACGATAAGTCACTTGCAATTGCTGGAGTAACTTCGTTTGGTGTTAATGACGCTGGTGTGGATGTCACCTTCTTTGGTGACACTGCTGGCGATAAGATGCTGTGGGACACTAGTGCTAACAGATTAGTGATAACTGGTACTAATGCGACGACTGCTCTAGAAGTTGCAGATGGTAATGTAACTGTTGCTGATACATTCACTGCCACAAATATAGGGGCATTCCAAGCAAGCGGCGCCATCGATTTCAATGACCAAGCCATGACCAATGTTGACATCAACAGCGGTGCCATAGATGGTGTAACAATCGGTGCTGCGACTCCGGTTGCTATCACAGGAACTACAATCGATGCCACTACCGACTTCACAGTCGGTAGTACAGTTATTACTGATGATTCAATTGTAATGACCCCATCCGCAGACGATACTGTTACCATTGCTGCAACAACACACGGTGCACTTGCAATCACAACGGTGGATAACGCTGCCTATGCAGCAAATATCGTAGCAACCGCTGACGGAAACATCACGCTAAACACGGGCAACCTTGGCAACTCAGGAGATGACGCTAGAATCAACTTCCAATACAATGGTAACACTAGAGTCGCAATCAAGAGCGGTGCGACAGCAGGTACTCCAGTGCTAGATGTCACAGGTAACGTGGACATATCAGGTTCTCTCATAGGCCCAAGCAGCGCTGCTGGTGTAACTAATATCAAAGCGGGAGGATACGTAGAGAGTGCTCATGCAAGAATGCGGGACAGCGATGGCATGGGAACAACTGGAGGCGGCGTAGACAGTGGATACGGCGGTTCAATGACCCACGATATAGTAGACATAGATGGCACTAATTTCTATACAAGCGAAAACCTTTCAATTACAGAAGCCCAAAATCAAACGAAAGTACCGGGAGACACTTGGGGTACTACTACTCACGGTAACGTTGTGGTTCTTGTTCTACATTCAGGAGATATGGACACTAATAGTGGTGCTGCTCTAGATACTTATCAAGCAGCAGAGGCTTTCTGTGTTTATAGTACTAAGACTGCTAGTGGCGCGATACGCGCGAGAGTCATAAACAAAATTTATGGGATGACTAATGGCAATGGAGTAGAATCATACGAGGAATTTGCGGCAGGTGATACTGCTTTGGGTAGATTCCTATGGGTGAGAGGAACTGATGGTATGGGTTTAAACAAGGATACTATGTGTCTTATTTGGCAATATACTCGACCTTGGACTACCACTAACGGGTCTGCTGATATAACAAATTTTTCTGTCAACGTCAATGGACTATCAGTATCAGGGCATGGTGGTTGATAAATGGGAAATCCTCTTCAAAGTCCGTCTGATTCGGCTGCGTATGGCGCAGTAGATTCCTTCAAAGGTATTCTGTTAGCAAGGAGCAGTCAAACCACTAATCAACAGTCGTTAGCAGATGTCCTCTTGTTTTCAACTGCATCTCCGGGTTCATTCTCCGTTGGTAATCATGTTGCTGCTGCATCATCAGGTATCATACAAAAAGGAACAGTAGTCACCTATATTGATGGTAATGATATTTACTTAAGCAAACCTCTCATTGGAACGCTAGCAAGCGGCGCTACTGTTACTACTTGGACTGAGACAACAAATGCAGCGGGCGGTCCTAAAGCATTTGAGTTAAAAGAAGGCAGTGGTATATCTCTCGCTCATTCTGTTGGTAATCATGGTGCCACAACAGTTACAGTCACAGCATCTGGTGGTGGCACAGCATCCGCAATTGCAGCAGATGATATAGAAATTGGGAATGCAGCAGTCGACATAGAAACAACTGTTGGTAATATCACACTCGATGCTCAAGCAACTGATACAGATATCATATTCAAGGGCACTAATGCTCTTGCTGGTGATATTACTATGCTTACTCTCGATGGGAGTGCAAACGGTAAGGCTATCTTTAATGCTGATATTGAGGTCGGTGCTGACGCTACAATTGGTGATGACCTCACTCTCCTTTCTGATGGCTCTATACTAGGGTTCGGTACTCACACTGATGTTACGCTAACCCACGTGCACGACACAGGATTGCTGTTGAATGCGGCAATGGAACTTCAGTTTAGGGATAGCGCTATTTCAATAGGTTCGAGTGCAGACGGTCAGTTGGACATAGCCTCTGATGCGTCCATGGTTGCAGTATCACCAACAGTAGATTTTACATCAGCAACACAATTTGGAGTAACAACACCAAGTGTAATTTTTGCTAGTAGTGCGTCTGCTACCCCTGTGCTTGAACTTAGGAACACGACTGAGGATACCACATCCGCAGAATTAAGATTCCGTAAGGACAAAGGCGCTGCTGGTGCTGATGGGGACGATGTCGGTAAGATTACTTTCATAGGTGATGATGCAGCACAGGCTCAGACTAATTTCGGGCAGATTCTTGTGGAGGTCTCAGAAGCAGATGACACAGACGAAGCGGGTAAGATGTCCTTGCTAGTCGCTGAAAGTAACGGAACTACCACAGCACTCACAGCAGGTTTGATTCTTGAAGGGCAGCATGCTACTGATGGTGTAGTAGACGTCACGATTGGTGCTGGTATAGGCTCAGTCACAACAATTGCCGGGGACTTGACCGTAAATGGCGCAACGACCACAATATCAACAGCACAATTGACTGTTGAAGATGATTTGATTACTGTATCAAAGGGCAACGACAGCCTTGCTAATGCAGACGGCTCAGGTATAGAGATTGAATGTACAGGTGCTACAAACCCATCTCTCACTTACCAAACTATACCAGCAGGTTGGGAAAGCAATGTGCATATAAACCTAAATTCTGGCAAGGATTACAAAATCAATGATGTCTCGATTCTCACTGCTACTGCACTGAACGCCTCTGTTATTAGTGCATCAGGTCTAGCCACAGTCGGAGCACTGAACGCTGGTTCGATTACATCAGGCTTTGGTACTATTGATAATGGTACTAGTAACATCACTACTGGTGGTTTATTCTCCATTGATATTGACAGCGCTTCAACAATAAACGGTTCAGGTGGGGGAATTGGTGCTGTTGGTTCTATTACTCTTGGTGCCGGTGCTGATGCAGGTCTCTATGTGGAGAGTGACAATCTTTACATTGAGAATAAGACATTGAATAAGGATATCATTTTCCGTGTTAATGATGGGGGCGCTTTCACTACAGTAGCAACAGTAGATGGTGATGTCAGTCTATTCAATATCGCTACTGGTAAATTGGGTATCAATGGCACAGCAGTTTCCTCGACAGCCGCAGAACTTAATCTCTTAGATACAGCAGTAGCAGGTAGCGTTGTAGATAGCAAGGCTGTGATATATAGCGATGCGGGACAAGTCAAAGCAAGTACTCTGAGTGTTGATGCAGTCGCTATCATTGATACAAGTAGTACTGATGCTCAATCTGTTGGCACTGGTGCAGCACATCCAGCATTTACATATGCATACGGAACATATAGAACTGCTAAGTTCGTATATCAAATAACCGATGGTACAGACTTCGAGAGTGGAGAGATACTTGTGAATTACAAAGGGGCGAGTGAACCTGCTGTGAGTGCTGACATTTATCTTACACAATATGCAACGGTTTCTACTAAAGCAAATAACGCTGCTATAGTTACTTGGGATGCTGTTAAGAATAGCACAAATATAGAACTTCAGTTCACAAACCCTACTGGTGGCACATTATCATATTCCTACGATGTAGTAAACACATTACTAATCAAATGATGGATAGTGAAATCATGGTGAAAACAATATGGCAACGGGCAGAAACTTTGTAGTAAAGAAAGGACTTGTAGTAACCGAAGGCATAGAACTCGGTCATGTGAGTGATACTACGATTGAAAGAGCAAGCGCTGGCGATGTAAACATCGAAAGCAATATCATCTATCGTGCAGGTGGCACAGATGTACCCGTAACAGATGGTGGCACAGGTGTAAGCGCCCTAACAGACGGTGGAGTTCTACTTGGTAGCGGAACTAGCGCAATAACAGCAATGGCAGTCCTCACTGACGGCCAAATGATTGTCGGTGACGGAACTACCGACCCGGTAGCAGAGAGCGGCGCAACGCTAAGAACTTCTATCGGTGTTGGAACAGGTGATTCGCCGCAGTTTACAGCCATTGAACTTGGTGATGCAAGCGATACTACAATCGCAAGGTCAGCAGCAGGCGTAATAACCGTAGAAGGTACAGCGGTATTGTTAGCAGGTGCTCAGACTGGAATTACGTCTATTCTTGCCACTGATTTAATTGTTGGCGAAGATGCACAAACGGCTATCGACTTCGGTACTGCGGACGAGATAGATTTCAAGGCAGCGAACGCTGTCCAACTTACTCTTTCAGATGGGGTGTTTAGACCCCAAACAGATAGTGATGTAGACCTCGGCACATCTACTCTTTACTTCAAAGATGCCTTCATTGACAAGATTACGACAACAGGCACAATTGAATTAGGGCACGCTACAGAAACCACACTAAGCGGTAGCGGTGGAACACTATCTGTTGAAGGCACAGCGGTGGTTCTTGCTGGTGGTGCAAACCACGATGGCTTTTCTGATTTTGTTGCGAATGAACACATAAATCATACTAGTGTTTCAATTTCCGCAGGTTCAGGGTTGACAGGTGGTGGTACTATTGCTGCCAATAGAACTCTTACTGTCGGTGCAGGTACAGGTATAACTGTCAACACCAATGATGTCGCAATAACAGCCGCGCAAACAGGTATCACTTCGATAAAGAATACGTCGCTTGTAATCGGTAGAGATGCGGACAACGACATAGATTTCGCCACAGATAATAAAATAATCTTTAGAGCAGGTGGCGCAGACCAAATCAAGTTACAAGATGGTAAATTGGTACCTGTAACAGATAACGACATAGATTTGGGAACGGCTAGCCTTGAATTCAAGAACGCCTACTTCGACGGAACTGTCACCACTGATGGTCTTACTGCGCTTACCGCTGGAATTGGCATTGCTCAATTCACTACGACCGATGGCGTTTGGGTTGGTGGAGAACCTATCACTAGCGATGTGTTGAGGATGAGTTATACAGATTTTTTTGCTGCTAGTGCAGACTTCACGAATACTCTAACGGATGATGGCACAGCACCAATCATGTCATTCAACTATGGGGACAATGCTTCCTTGAATGTAGATTATCAGAGTTGTGAGGTTCGTGTCACGGCAATTGCAGGTAGTAAGATATTCAGCGTAAAAATGCTGGCACATTGGGACGGCAGTGCTGTACAATATACCACTTGGGGAATACTGAACTCTTTTGGTGCTGGTTTTGAGATGATAGCGAGAGATATGACCGTTAGTGGCTCTCAATATATCATCATAAGTTTGCTTAACGGCACGGGTGGAGATATAACAGACGATTTTCAAGTTAAATGTAATGCCAATTTACATAGGATGACATCGGCGACAGCATGAGGTGATTGAGTGAGTAGGAATCCTTTTGGTATTAAGACGATAAACAGCATAGCGGGCGCCACAGATGATGATAATATCACAATAGTTGGTGGAACTGGGATTTCAATAGCAAACGCAGCAGGTTCAGGTGATGGTGATGGGAGCATCACACTTTCACTTTCAGATGGTGAGATATCTCTAGCAAAAATAGGAAACCAAGCCGCCAATACGGTTATTGTTCGTGACGCCGATTCCAGCGGTGTTCTATCAGCCAAGGCTCTAACAAACACTCAGATACTCATTGGTGATGGTACTGGATTTACCGCAGCGGCATTGAGTGGCGATGCCACTATGACTAATGCTGGTGTAGTAACAATTGCAAATAATGCTGTTTCAATAGCAAAGATGGCTGGGCTTGCTCGTGGAAAGATAATCTATGGAGATTCCAATGGTGACCCTGCCGTCTTAGCAGTTGGCACTAATGGTCAAGTTTTGACAACAGATGGGACTGATGTATCTTGGACTGATGTTGCGTCTGCAACATTAGACACCACTAATGATTCAACAGATGTAAATAGATACCTTACCTTTACAACAAACAGTGCAACAACATCAGGTCAAACCATATACACAAGTGCTAATTTATACACTAATCCAGCAACTCAAGAATTATTCATTAATGGCACTAC